TGTCCCGATTGGGACTTTAGCACTCACGTGCTAACAACCAAGTCGTTTCCAGCGACTTGTATTCTACGGTATGGTTCAAAAGGAACACATACCTGTTCTTGTGCGGTAACGCACAAGCATCGTGATCTCTTCGGATTTCTCCGAGGAGTCTTAGTTCCCGCCTTCACAAGTGGGATTGATTATGTTCCTCAGACAAAAGTCTGTTGGAACGCTGAAAACATCTGGGAATGTCAACTTCCCAGATCACTAACCGGCCTGGATAAACGGGTCGATTTCTATAGCCTGCCAACAATTTGGCACGCACAAAAGGTCCTTATGACAGGGACCTGGTGGTTTCCCCGTTTAATGGGGAAGAAAACGGAAGCTGGTAACAGCATCCATGGAAAAGCGGTACTCCGCTTATTAGCGGGTCTAAGTACATATACTGGACCCGAAGAAGTCTGGCAACTAGTAACCAGACGTATCTCCCGTTCGGGAGTTAATAAGTTGCGGAATATTCTCGCAACCTGTGATGGGCTGATAATGCAGCTCGTTCTCAGTTTCTTCGAAACTGATTTTCTAACCTGGGAAAGGTTAGATCAAGTGATCTATTGTATGATCACGCAACTCCTCCCGGATTATTTCCGAGAGGGTAACGATCGGGATTTATCCCGACTTTCCACCTTTGAGAAGGTGAAGAAATTGCGTAAGGCAATTAAGATGGCCGGGTTCAATCCCCAGGCAGACGTGGCAGATGTGAATGTGCCACAGGAATTATCGTTCTTCCGAACGATATGTAATATGCTGGGCTGTTCAAAAGCCCCGCTTAACATGGATAGAGTAATGACCCTATCCCAAACTCGCGGCTCCGGTGTACCACCGAAGTCGGTATTCCTCAAAACACAGAGGAAATTACGTGAGGTCTTAACGACCCCACCTGACCCACAGCGTTGGAACGCTGTGGCATTTTACGTTGGCCGAGGAATCGACCAACTTTGTTACGACGTGTTTCACAACAAGTCGGAAGAACAGCGCGAGAGGTTTCTTTCACGCTGCCTAGATAGGGCAAAGATTAGTTTGTCCGATAGTGGAGAGTTGTTCACAACTACCCAGGAAGGCGGGAAGTTAGAAGCTACCCGCAAAGTACTGCATTCACTGCAGTCTGTCGAGGAGATAAACCTCGAATCCGGAATTAAAACCGGAAAAATTCTCAACAAAGAGAATAGTAATGTGGGAGAAATGATCTTCCACTGGGCTTGCGGTTTGTTTACAGACCGTAAGAATATTTACCGAACCAATGTGATGTCGGTAAGAGTATCCCTAGTTAGTGAACTGGGGAAGTATCGTGGCATTACAGTGTCACATTTAGCACACAGCGTGGTTTTACACGTTGCGTCTCATGTACTTCTTGAGTTTATCAAAGAAGTACCTTCATCTCGCTCCGGTGTATCCGCAGCGAATCATGCTTGGAATTTCTTCAAGCACCTAAGCCACAAGAATCCTGCGGCTTCTTTTATCTTTGGTGACAAAGATAGCTATGTTTTCTCAACAGATTGGGAAAACGCAACGGACTACTGCGACCATGCAGTAGCCCAAGGCATGATCAATAGGATCATGGATATCTTGGGATTTCCCAAGTGGTATAGGCAAACGGTTAGCTTTGCCTTATGTGCTCCACGTCAAGTGGAGTTTATCGATGAAGAAACAAATCTTCTCGAACGGTACTTCACTACACGTGGAGTACTTATGGGCGACCCTGTGACCAAGGTCGTCTTACACTTGTACCATTTGGTAACAAGATATGCAGTGCGTTATACACTGCAAACTATGGATAACCATAGGCGGGCGCAAGCCCGCACTCGCGATCATTGACCGGCGATGCGCAACGCTGGTAAGATCCTCCTGTAAGGGGGGAACACCCAACGGCCGCAAGGCCAGACTCTCACGAGTTTATATCTTGGGATTTCCCAAGTGGTATAGGCAAACGGTTTGTTTTGCCTTATGTGCTCCACGTCAAGTGGAGTTTATCGATGAAGAAACGAATCTTCTCGAACGGTACTTCACTACCCGTGGA